ACACATGATGTTCCAAAACGGCTCAGACACTGTCGTCGAGCAAATGGTACCTTATCTATTATTGCGTTCTGACGTGATAGACGCCACCATTGATTACGATCCGATAGCCGTCTCGGGCACCATCAGAATGACTTATGTCGATAACTAAGCTCAAACGCACATAAAAAAAATAAACCAGTACAAAGACTAACATACACACGCGCCCATCCTCCTCATCCCTGCAAAGGGATGGGTAAGGGGGTCTGAAAGGCCCCCGCTAAGACGGAGTCGGGCGAGAGACCGTAGGGAACGATCCCGAAGCAGTCTTTTTTTTAATTATATTGAGAGTCTCCCACGACCAACTCTTCAACTTCATCATCGTTATTCAAATCGATCACATTCCATCTATCAGCACTCATTGCACTGAAATCAGGCAATTCATTTGCAAACACAATAACATGCGGAGAATTCATAACAACCATTCCAGACTCATATTTCGTAGAGGCGAAACAGCCGTTCTTTATCTCTTCTATCCCCGTATATGATAGGTAATTTAAACTACTTCTAGGTACGTCAAAGATCACTATCTCTGGAAAATAACCCTTTTCTTTATACATCGTTGCGATCATGTATTTCATATCTGCTGCCTTTCCTGAGCATACAATTGCGTCATGTTTATGGCATAGTAGCTTGCAAAGCGCTGACTTGCCAACACCCCCGGTTTTCTCCCAATACCAGTTAATCGTCCTGTCATCTGCCTCAGAAGATACCATTTTAACAACCTCTTCCTGCCATGGTCTAAGCTCTGTAATCACTCTTATGGGCTTCGGAATTTTATGTCCATGAGCCCAGTAATTCCCATCTTTGGAGCAATAATTAATGCTATCCTGCACGGTCCCTTTCATCCCTTCCCAATGAATTCGAGGTATTCCAAAGACCTGCATAGGACGCGCCTTAGTCTTGAACTCGATCCAGCCTTGCAAATGCGGCGTTCCTTTCTCTCCGACTTCCAAACCGAATCCTCCGCGGTCGCAAAGACTCTCAATTTTGGAACTAATGGCACTTCTTTCTTCAATTGTCCAGTTATTCAACGTAAAACACCATTTCTTCTTGCAGGAGACCTGTTTCTTGGGGGGAGTTTTAGTATTACCTCCCCCTATTTCACTGGAACTAATGGAACTAACTACACTAGCATCATCACAGGCACTCTTCTCGTCGTATTCGCTATTACTCATATTAATTAATTTAATTTTCGTTTTTCTTTTTTAAAGCTTATATACAAGAAAAATTATATCTAATTAGGAATGCCTTATGTCAAAAAAGCTCGCAAAGCAATCAAACGCGCCGTTAGGAAACGTTATATCAAAAAGAAGTCTGGCGCTGTTAAAATCACTCAGGTCATGCGAGATCTCGCATTGGTTAAACGTCAGCTTAACGTCGAACACAAGCATTTGGACTTCAAATTCGGCTCTGGCCAAACAGTATCCGCCCAGTTTCCTACTAAGTCAGTACCCATCATACTCGCCTTACCGGTTCCGGCACGAGGCACTGCCTACAATCAACGAATTGGAAACCAATTAAGAGTCGTCCATATGACTACTAAACTACAATTTGTCTTTGAAAACAATACTGATTTAATTCAACGTGCTTCTGTACGAGCACAGGTGCTATTCGCTAAGTCAGGAGACGATGTTCCTGATATCACCAAATTATACGATTTAGATGCAAATGGACACTATACTCCTATGTCTTTCGTAAATACTCAGGAATACAGTAAATACGTCTGGATCAAGTCATTAGATCATAAAAAGGGATATACCCAACCAACCTCTCGTTATCCTCTAAGTCGATTCGATGCTAAGACTGATGACCCTGCTAACCAGAACAATGAAATCACTGTAACTGACCCTGCAAGTACTTCTCTTAACATTGCTACATTCTATTCAAACAAGCAAACTAAGCTCTCTATACACATGATGTTCCAAAACGGCTCAGACACTGTCGTCGAGCAAATGGTACCTTATCTATTATTGCGTTCTGACGTGATAGACGCCACCATTGATTACGATCCGATAGCCGTCTCGGGCACCATCAGAATGACTTATGTCGATAACTAAGCTCAAACGCACATAAAAAAAATAAACCAGTACAAAGACTAACATACACACGCGCCCATCCTCCTCATCCCTGCAAAGGGATGGGTAAGGGGGTCTGAAAGGCCCCCGCTAAGACGGAGTCGGGCGAGAGACCGTAGGGAACGATCCCGAAGCAGTCTTTTTTTTAATTATATTGAGAGTCTCCCACGACCAACTCTTCAACTTCATCATCGTTATTCAAATCGATCACATTCCATCTATCAGCACTCATTGCACTGAAATCAGGCAATTCATTTGCAAACACAATAACATGCGGAGAATTCATAACAACCATTCCAGACTCATATTTCGTAGAGGCGAAACAGCCGTTCTTTATCTCTTCTATCCCCGTATATGATAGGTAATTTAAACTACTTCTAGGTACGTCAAAGATCACTATCTCTGGAAAATAACCCTTTTCTTTATACATCGTTGCGATCATGTATTTC